AAGAGCAAGAACTTGAGCAAGTAAATGCTAACGTTGATATTGACCAGACCACTCAAGGTGGGGGTGGTTCCACTCAATTTGGGGGTGATGATGAACCAGAAGAAGGTGATGCTGACGATGACCAACCTTCCAGCAATTCTGATCAGCAAGGTCAGGAAACTGGTTCTGCTACTCAACCGAAAGGTGAGGATGCTGATGCTGCTGGTGATGACGGTGACGACGAGAGTTCTAACACCCAAGACGCATTTGATCGTGCTGCTGAACGTCTGACTGGACATGGCGGAGGTAGCACTTATTACGTTGAGATCCCTGACAATGTGGTTCTTGATGAGTATGTTGCTGACTGGACTGAAGTTCATGATTGGATTGATCAGCAGCGTGAAGCTAGTGATCATCTGCCTGAGACTGCTTACGAAGGTGTTGATATTGAATATCAGTCTTTCCGTAAGCAATCTCAGAAAGAAGTGAATTACCTTGTCAAAGAGTTTGAGTGTCGCAAGTCTGCTGATGCTTATGCTCGTGCTGGTCAATCCAAGACTGGTGTGCTTGACACCACTAAACTTCATACCTATCTTTACAACGAAGATATCTTCAAGAAAGTTACGATCCTTCCTGACGGTAAGAACCATGGTCTTCTGTTCCTTCTGGACTGGTCTGGTTCGATGCAGCGTGAGATCTTTGCTACTGTCAAACAGCTTCTGAACCTTACTGCCTTCTGTAAGAAAGTTCAGATCCCGTTTGAGGTGTATGCTTTCACGAACGATTACTTCCCTGTTCGTCGTATCAAACAAGGCAAAGATCAGTGCATCTCTAACGATGAATACTTCTCTGCTAATGGTTGCCATGAAAACAAAATCTATCTTCAGAAAGGTATGTTCCATCTGGTAAATTTTGTTTCTTCTCGTTCTAACGGTAAAGACTATGAGCGTATGTGCCGCAATCTTTACCGAGAGGCATATACTTATACCTATCACACTTACTATGGTGCTACTACTGGTCTTGGTTTGTCTGGCACTCCCCTGAACGAGGGTATTGTGATGCTCAACTACATCATTCCTCAGTTCAAGAAACAGAACGATCTTCAAAAAGTGAATGTTTGTATTCTTTCTGATGGTGAAGCTTGTCAGACTTCCTATGGTCGCAAACTGTATGACGAATACCGTGATCATTCTTATGTCCGTCCTCGTCGTCTAGACAACAGCACTTGTTTGCGTGATCGTCAGACTGGTCGTGTCTATAAAGCATTTGAAGGGTGGGATGGTAACACCAACACTTTCCTTCAGCAACTGCGTGACCGTAACCCTGGCGTGAATGTGTTGGGTTTCCGTATTCTTTCTGGTTCCCAACTCTCCAACTTCGTTTGTTCCTATGCTGACGTTGCCCACTACGGCGAAGTCCAGAAGCAGTGGAAGAAAGAGAAGTCTGCCATCATCCCACATCCCAAGGCATTCACCGCTCTCTATGCGATTAGTAACAGTTCTCTTGACGAGAGCTCTGCGTTCGATGTAGAGTCTGGTGCGAAGAAGGGTGATATCACCAAGGCATTCAAAAAGATGCTGAACTCTAAGACCACCAACAAAAAACTTCTCAATTCCTTTGTAGAGTACGTCGCATGAACATCTTTGTCACTTCCCCATTTCCTGCAGAGAGTGCTGTTTGTCTTCCTGACAAACATATTGTCAAGATGCCACTTGAGTGCTGCCAGATGTTATCTATCGTTGCATCCAAGTGGTATCACAATTATGGAGATCTTCACAAAGCTGATGGTGTAGCATATCGCACAGAAAAAGGTGCGTTTCGTAATCATCCCTGTACCCAGTGGGCAGCACGATCTATTGATAATGCTTACTGGTTGATCAAGTGGGGTATGAATTTGTGTGATGAATACTCTGTTCGTTACGGCAAGTTTCATTCTTGCTACAACACTTTGCTGGAAGCATATTATCTTTTCCCCAAAGGTAAGATCACAGAGGTGACACCATTTGCTCGTGCGATGCCTGATGAATATAAATTAGACACCAGTATTGACACCTTCACGGCATACAAAATGTATATTGCCAGCAAGCCATGGGTGGCATCCAACTACCTGCGTATGCCACTTCGCAAACCGTCCTGGGTCTGACGCCAAACCGCCCTGCCTGCCCTATACTAAGTACATCAACGAAATGACCCAAATGCCTGCCAAATCTGACGTTACTACCGAGCAACTGACTTCTTATCTGTCCAACAACTTCGGCAACGATATCAACGCCGCTCAAGTTCAGGATGCTTGTGGTGTCTTTGGTATTACTTATGCTACTGCTACCAAGCGACTGCGTGATTTCTATGTGAAGCGTGGCACTTGGAACTTGACCGTTCAAGAGAAGCTTGAGCAAGCATATAAAGCACCTGCTGCTGTTAGTGTTACCGTTCGGGAAGAACAGGACCTTATCCCTGCCAAAGATGGCAATTATGTCCCGTTCGGGAATTTCTCTGATGTGAAAAAGATCATTCAATCTGGTCTGTTCTACCCTACTTTCATTACTGGTCTGTCTGGTAACGGTAAGACTTTCTCTGTTGAGCAAGCGTGTGCCCAACTGAAGCGAGAACTGATCCGTGTGAATATCACGATCGAGACTGACGAGGATGATCTGATTGGTGGTTTCCGTCTGGTGAATGGTGAGACTGTGTGGCACAACGGTCCTGTGATCGAAGCTCTTGAGCGTGGCGCTATTCTGCTGCTCGATGAGGTTGATCTGGCATCTAACAAGATCCTGTGTCTCCAATCTATTCTTGAAGGCAAAGGTGTCTTCCTGAAAAAAATCGGTAAGTTTGTTCAACCTGCTGCTGGTTTCAACATCTTCGCTACTGCCAACACTAAAGGCAAGGGTTCTGAAGATGGGCGTTTTATCGGCACCAACGTTCTGAACGAAGCATTCCTTGAGCGTTTTGCTCTAACGTTTGAGCAAGACTATCCTACGGTTACTGTAGAGACCACCATTCTCAAGAAAGCATCTAATGCTCTGAATGCTGTGGATGAAGAGTTCTGTGAGAACCTTGCCAACTGGGCGGACATTATCCGTAAGACTTTCAAAGATGGTGGTATCGATGAGGTGATTTCCACCCGTCGTCTGGTTCATATCATCCGTGCCTATGCTATCTGGCAGGATCGTCTCAAGGCAATCAAGGTTTGTGTCAATCGTTTTGATGACGAGACCAAGCAATCTTTCATCGAACTGTATGATAAGATTGATGCTAAGGTAGAAACTAAGGAAGAAACTAAGGAGGAAGAGAATGTCAGCGACCCGTTCTGATACATTCCACGGTTATGTAAATCATCTTGCCGTCCTTGACGGCGGCAAGACCGTGAAGATCCTAGGTGGCGAGGGTCTGAAGTTATTTGTCAAAGACCTTGACGGTAACGTTCAAGAATGCTACCATAGTAATATCCAAATGATCTGGAACAAGTGAAATGAATTTCAAATATAATGAAGACGCAATCATCAACGAGTTGCGTGACTACATCGTGAATACCTACAAACAACATTACTCTGCTGGTGATGACAAAATTCAAACGCTGGATTTGATTGAAGCATGTGGAGATGGTGAAGCTTTCTGTCGTAGCAACATCCTGAAGTATGCTTCTCGCTATGATAAGAAAGGTAGTGCTCGCATGGACATCATGAAAGTGCTACACTATGCCGTGCTTCTGATGCACTTCAACGATAAAAATGCCAAACGTGAAGATTACAACCGATGAGTAAAGTAACCCTATCTAAAAAGACCCTAGATGTTCTCAAAAACTTCTCCAGTATCAATTCCTCCATCGTATTCCGAAAGGGAAGCACAGTACGCACGATTAGCAATGCAGAAAACATTCTCGCAGCGTTCTCTAGCGAAGAAGTATTTCCTATGGACTTCGCAATTTATGATCTCAGTCAGTTCCTTTCTGGGATCTCTTTGTTTGACCGTCCTGAACTTGAGTTCTCATCTAGCGATTTTGTCAGCATCCGTGGCAGTGGTAAGTCTGCTCGTTACTATTTTTCTGATCCTGAAATTACGCTCAAATCTGCTCCTGAAAAGAATGTAAAGTTCCCTGGTGCTGATCTTCAATTCAATTTGACTGGCGAGGATCTCATTGCCCTTCAGAAAGCATCTGCTGTTTATGGTTTGCCAGATCTGACTTTCCAATCGGAAGAAGGATCTAATGAAATCAAGCTTGTTCTTCGTGATAAAGAGAATGATACCAGCAATACTTACGAGCAATCCATTTCTGGTTGTTGTACTGGTGACTATTCACTGGATGTTAAGATTGAAAACATCCGTCTGTTCCCTGGTGATTATTCGGTCAAAGTATCTAAACATTTGATTTCCGAATGGACCAATCAAAATCTTGACCTGACCTATTATATTGCACTGGAGCCATAACTATTGAAACACATTCTTTTTACCCTGAAGGGGTGTGCTGCTGATGATCTTGATGATGAAGGTTTCATTCGAGACACTTTGTATCAAGCAGCCAAGTGGTGTAAATCAACTTTGATTGCTTTGCACTCACATAAGTTTTCTCCTCAGGGTGTCACTGCTGTTGCTCTGCTTGCTGAAAGTCATATCAGCATTCACACTTGGCCAGAGAATGGCACAGCAGTTTGTGACATCTTTACCTGTGGAGATCACACTGCACCAGAGGATGGTGTAGAATACATGCGAGCAGAATTCAATGCTGCTGAAATTGTGACGAAAACTATTTTGAGAGATTTGGAATGAGTAAAGAGTTCTTGTGGGTTGAGAAGTATCGTCCTTCTATCGTGGAGGATTGCATCCTTCCAGAAAATATCAAAGACGTATTCAAAGGATTTATTGCACAAGAAGAGATCCCTAACCTTCTACTTACTGGCACTGCTGGTGTCGGAAAGACCACAATTGCCAAAGCGTTATGTAATGAGATCGGGGCTTCCTATATCATCATTAACGGTTCGGACGAGGGGCGCTTCCTCGATACGGTTCGCAACCGCGTCAGGCAGTTCGCCACAACCATCTCTCTGACCTCTGGGGCGTCCCACAAGGTCGTCATCATCGATGAGGCAGACAACACCACCAACGACGTGCAACTCTCTCTCAGGACCGCCGTGGAGGAATTCCATGGCAACTGCCGTTTCATCTTTACTTGTAACTTCATCAACAAGATTATTGAACCTCTCCATTCCCGTTGTACGGTTGTGGATTTTAGGATCAAACCAGATCAGGCAGTTCAACTTCAAGGTGAGTTCTTTACTCGCCTGAAAACTATTCTGACCCACGAACAGGTTGAGTATGAAGATAAAGTCCTCGCCAAACTTGTCAAGCGATACTACCCAGACTGGCGCCGTCTTATCAACGAATGTCAGCGTTATGCTGCGACTGGCGCTATCAGTTCCGCTATTCTTGTTGATGTCGCTGATGTCAATTTGGATGCTCTACTCACTTCCCTGAAGAAGAAAGAGTTTACTACTGTAAAGAACTGGGTGGTTCAGCATCTTGATAATGACCCCAGCATGATGATGCGTAAGGTTTATGACAGTCTGTATGATGTTCTTAAACCAGCTTCTATTCCAGAGGCAGTATTGATCATTGCAAAATATATGCGTGACATCACAATTGTCCCCGATCAAGAAGTAAATATGTTAGCATGTCTGACAGAACTGATGATGAGTTGTGAATTCAAATGAAAACATGGATGTTAGCCAATCGTAAAACTAGAGAAGTTTACGAAAGAGAAAGATTTTTAGAAGAAGCAGAAAAACTTGGAATTAATTTCAAGATTGTTTATGCTGATGAAATTGACCTTATTGTTTCTCGTGATGACAGAAAATCAATCCGTTACCAAAATGAGATTGTTAGCCTCCCAGATGTTCTACTCGCTAGGACAGGCTCTGCTACTGGTAACTATAACTTGTCCGTCTTGCGTCAGTTCGAAAGACTGAACGTTCCCACTTTGCCAAACTCTGATGCGATCATCGCAGCAAAAGATAAGATGTATGCTAATCAGATTTTGGCACAGGCAGGACTTCCTATTCCCAAAACGATGCTTACTCGTTTTCCAAGTAATCCTGATTTAGTTGAAAAACAAGTAGGGTTTCCTTGTGTGGTGAAAGTCATTACTGGATCACATGGAGCTGGTGTTTATCTCTGTGAGAATAAAAAACAATTTAATGACTTGTCGGAATTGATTTCTGCACTAGACTTCAAGAACAGTATGATCGTCCAAGAATATGTACAATTTTCAGAGGGACGTGATCTTCGTGTTGTCGTTATTGGTGGTAGGGTCGTTGGTGCTATGCTTCGCCAAGCTACCGATGGATCATTCAAAGCAAACATATCCCGTGGGGGTAAAGGATTAGTTTATGATGTTGATGAAAAAATGGAACTACTTGCCATTCAAACGGCAAAAGTTCTCGATCTTGATATTGCTGGCGTTGATTTGCTTTTCCATGAGGATGGATACAGAATCTGCGAAGCAAACTCCTCACCAGGATTTTATGGTTTCGAGAACGCTTTGGGTATAAACATCCCAGGAAAAATATTTGAATATGCTAAAATGAGGTGTCGTGAATAATGTTTCCAAAAATTAATAAGTGGGACCTATACGATGCCCCAGTAAAGACAACCCCTGATAATGTGAGAGAGGCAAACGAAGCTCTCTTTCGTGCTAAAATGACTTTACCTGCTGCTGCCAAACACTGTGGTATGACGCAGAAGGAAATGAAACTAACTTTCTTTGAGTATCTTAAATATCATGCCCCAGACTATAAAATCCCTGAAAACTCCATTACGTTACCCAGGGGGGAAGAGTAGAGCACTTTCTAAGATCTTTCAATACATGCCTGACCTGAAGAACTTTCATGAGTTTCGGGAACCTTTTATTGGTGGTGGATCTGTAGCACTTGAAGTGACTAAGCGTTATCCTGGCATTCAAATCTGGGTGAATGATCTTTATAATCCCCTATACACTTTCTGGTCTATCCTTCGTGACGAACCAGATGAACTTCATGATATTCTGAAACGATACAAGGAAGAACATGATACTCCTGAT